AAAACGCCTACTACAGTAGTAGTAGCTACTAATACACCAACGCCAACTCCAACTCCTACTTCTACTCCTACACCTACGCCTACTACCGTTTATACTTTAGTAGGAACCTTTACTAGGTTATTAGACGAAACAGGATGTACGCCTATAGGAGGTACTACAGATATTTACTTAGATCCTACAGATTTAGGTAAGTACCAAGCTAACTTTGACTGTTTTGCAAATATATCCTATAATACATCTGATATTAAAGCAAGAGATGCTTCCGGTAACTTGTTAGGAAGTCAGTACTTTATAGATGATTGTGGTACTACTTGGAGTATTACTACTGGAAATTTAACTTATAATTCAGTACAGTGTTAAAATAAAGAAAAATGCCGGTAAACTACTCACCTTATAAAGTAAAGTTCAAATCTAGTCAAACTATCTATCAGCAAGATATAGTATGTAGAGTCAATGAAAACGAGTTTAATATGACTTTAAATCCCTCTATTGCTACGGATACGAGTGGATCTTTAAGAAACTTTGCTACCGGTTCAGATTTTGAACCCTATGTAACTACGGTAGGTCTTTATAATGAATCTAATGAACTGTTAGTAGTTGGTAAATTAGCGCAGCCTTTCAGGTTACCTTCTACTACCGATACTACTTTTATTATAAGGTATGATTTTTAAAAATTAATTTTATGAACGAATGGAGGTCTTGGGACAAGTTAGAAAATATAGAAGAGTTTGAAGGCTTCGTATATAAAATAACCAATCTCACTAATAACAAATTCTACATTGGTAAGAAGAACTTTTTTAGTAAAAGAAATAAACCTTTAACTAAGAAGGAATTATCTGAACAAACTGATAAGAGAAAGTCAAAAAAGAAACTAGTAGTTACTGAATCTGATTGGAAAAACTACTGGGGATCAAATAAAGAACTTCTCGAAGACGTAAAAAGGTTAGGAAAAGATCAATTTGAAAGACAAATACTAATGTTATGTAAGACTAAAAAAGCTCTTACTTACTACGAACTACACTTCCAATGCAAGTATGAATGCTTAATATCTCCAGGATTTACTTATAATGATAATATATTAGGCAAATTCTTCCCGAAAGATTTAACTTTATAGAAGTTGCATCCTATGGCTTTCTAAGTCATATTAGTAGTATGGATAACGTGTCTTTACTGTTAGGCATAGTGGAACAAGCAATAGGAAAAGGTAAGAGAACTTCAGGTAATAATTATGCCTTTTACTGTCCTATTTGTAATCACCGCAAACCAAAACTCGAATTAGATTTTGATACAGAGTTTTATCATTGTTGGACTTGTCAACCAGCAACAAAAGGTCGTAGTATCGTTTCTCTATTTAAAAGATTAAAGATATCAAACGATCTTATAAAAGAAGTAAAACGGTATAGTAAATATAAAGAGTCTCGTAATGATAAGGAAAATAAAGAAGAAACGTTACAGTTAAAACTTCCTCCTGAATATAAATCATTATCAGATTACCAATCAAGTATAATAGCAAAACACGCCTTAAGTTATTTAGAAAGTAGATGTATTAGTCAAGAAGATATTATAAAATACAGAATAGGGTATTGTGAGAGTGGGATATATAGAAATTGTGTTATTATACCATCTTATGATAAGTTAGGAAATCTTAACTACTTTGTTGCCAGAACTTTTCAAAAAGATGCAACTAGAAAATATTTTAATCCTAAAGTAGATAAGAAAAATATAGTAGGGTTTGAAAATTATATTAACTGGAATATACCAGTTATTCTATGTGAAGGAGTATTTGATGCAATTGCAATTAAAAGAAATGCAATACCTCTATTAGGTAAGAGTATCACAGAAGGTCTAATGAAGGAGTTGGTCAAATCAGAGGTAAATACAATTTATCTATGTCTAGATAGGGATGCACAAAAAGATGCCTTAGTTTATGCAGAAAAACTACTTAATTTAGGAAAGGAAGTATATTTACTAGAATTAGAAGAAAAGGATCCAAGCGAACTAGGATTTGAATCTTTTATTAAACTACTACACACAGCTAAAAAACTAGACTTATTTGATATACTAAAAAAAAGAATATCTTTAATTTAAAATATGGAAACACAACAAATTGAGAACTTACTAATTGAACAAAGAAGTGATGAATGGTTTAATTTAAGAAGAGGAAAATTAACAAGCTCCGAGATTAGTAAGATTATGGGTCAAGAAGGTAAGTTAAGTGAAACTGCAAAAACTTATATCTTAGAAAAAGTTACTGAAATTTTAGGAGGAGTAAAAGCACCAGCAGTAGGTGCTGCATTAGATTGGGGTACAGAACTAGAATCAGAAGCTATTTTATATTATCAACAGAAACACAGTCAGATTGTACAAAAGGCATCTTTTGTACCTTACAGTGATAACTACGGAGGATCTCCAGACGGATTAGTTGGAGTAGAAGGTATAGTTGAGGTAAAATGTCCATTTAACTCTTCAAACCATTTTAAACATGGTCTAATAAATTCTCCAGACGAATTTAAAAAAGCAAAGCCTGAATATTATTGGCAATGTGCATCTAACATGCTGGTTACTAACACTCAATGGTGTGATTTTATAAGCTACGATCCAAGAGTAATCCCAGAGTATAGAATGTTTGTTTTTAGATTGGAAAGAAGTGAAGTGGATGATAATATAATTCTTGAAAGACTTGAGTTAGCAGTGAAATATATGGAAACCCTTAAAGCAAGTCTACAAAGTAGAATTATATAATATTTATAAGTGTATGAAACACTTAAGTATTTTAGGGCACCTACTAGCGGAAGAAGTAATAAATGATCCAGGAATTTGCTTTTATCCTGCAAAGTTTAAAACCCCTCACAAGGGACATTGGGCTGCAGTAAAAGATTTAACTAATAGAAATTATGTAAAAAAAGTAATTATTTTAATTTCTCCAAAAGAAATTGATGGAATTACTCAAGAAGATAGTTATAAGATTTGGCAATATTTTATCAAAGCAAATCCAAATCCTAAAATACAGCTACAAAAATCAACGGAAGATTCTCCAATAAAGGATATCTACGCTTACTTAAAACAACATCCTCTTGATAAAGCTGTTTATTTAGCTTATAATAATGGAGAAGATGATGATCCTGGATATGTACAATCTCTTCAAAAACAGTTTGGAAATAAGATAAAAGGAATAGAAATACAGGATAAAGCAGGAGACGTTACATCACCAAGAGTACGAGATATGTTAGCAGCAGGAGACATTGACGGATATCTAGCTTCTCTTCCAGATGGAGTAGTAAATAAAGGATATGGAGATAATATATTTAAGCTTGTAGCACCAAAAGCAACTGATACGTTAAAAGAAAACATAGAAAAGATTGGGTATAAGGATAAATTAAATGCATTTTTTGAATATGTGGTTAAGGAACTCGGCATAACTCAAGCACCTAGTATCACATATATTGAAAACTTGGATTTTACTCAAAAAGAAGGAAGTTTTGGAGGATATATTGCAGATAATAACGAAATCGTAGTAGTAGTAGCTAATAGAAATTTAGCTGACATTATGCGTAGTTTAGCTCACGAATTAGTACATGCAAGACAAAATCAAGATTCTCCACTAACAGTTGATCAGGGTAAAACTGGTTCGGAAGTAGAAAATGAAGCAAATGCCGTAGCGGGAATGATTTTAAGAATATATGGAAAAAAAGACCCAAGCATATATTTAGATTGGGTATCAGGAAATTAAAAGTAAGAATAGTTATGAGCGGCGAATTAAAAAAAGAGTTTAAGGAAAAGGATGTTCAGAGGATGAGGAACATCATTACTAAAAATTATGGAGCTTCTACTCAAATATCTGCAGGATACGAAAAACTACAAAGAGATTATCAAGAAGGCGACGTTTGGGAGGAAGATGGTAAGACTTGGACTATAAAAAGAGGACTAAAACAAACAGTTACTAAGTTAGATAAGATCAAGCAGATGGTTAGTATTCCGTTTGCTTGTCCTGTTTGCAGGAAGTCTTTTCAAGATACTCCAACCAATCGTAAGATGTGGGGCATTCATCATATGTGTTTAGACTGTGTAATTGAGATGGAAGCCAAGCTAAAACAGGAAGGAAAGTTTGAAGAATACCAGAAAAAGATGATGAATGGCAACAAAAATCAGATGATGTCTGACTTAGAAGTAGCATTAGACGAGTGGTTAAATGAAAAAGATACTTTCGTTACTGAACAAGGAGATGTGGAAGACTGGGGTAAGAAAAAAGGAAATGATGCTGATACTCAAGCATTTAGAGAGTTGATTAAAACCATAAAAGAGACAGAAATATAACTATTTATTAATAAATATATTAAATATGCCATTTGTCAGTAAAGCGCAGCAAGGGTACATGTTTAAAAACATGCCTAAAATTGCCTTAAAATGGGCTAAACACACTCCTAATATGAAAAATTTACCTCAACATGTTGAAGGATCCTCCAACATGCTAGCAGAAATGCCAAAAAACATTGTAGAATTTCACACAGTGATAAAACCTCAGGATCACACTTCTAAAGTAAAAGACTTAGTTAAGCATCACAATCCAATGAGCTTTTATGAAGCTGTTAAAAACGGAGAATTTGGATTGCATGAGATTGAAGGATGCTACATGGAAGAAGGAGATGCTCATGCAGCAGCTCAAAATTACGTTAAAGGCTTGTACGAAACTGCAAAATCTTTAGAAGAAAAGAAAGAAGAAGTTTCATCCGCATTACAAAAGAAGATCGACAAATTACACAAAGAAGCTCAAACAGCTATGAATTTAGCTCGTAAAGAGCCTGAGAATGCTGATGCACATAGATCTCATTCACAAGCTCTTTTAGAAAAAATCAAAGCTTGGGAAGCTAAATACAAGACTGTATCAGGATCTAAAAAAGAACTTCAACCGTTAGAGGAGTTTGAAGCTCCTAAAAAATCTAAGTAATGGAATCAAAATTATTTACTCACTTTATAGGTACTTTACTTGATAGTAGAAATCAAGCAAAAGTTTATCACTGGCAAGTTCTTGAAGAAGGTTCCTATGCTGCACACAAGGCATTGGATGAATATCAAGATGATATAGCTGATGTTGTTGATGAATTAGTAGAATCCTATCAAGGTAGATTTGATATTATCAGAGGTTTCAAACAACCTATGAGTTACAGGGAAGATAATGATCCAATATCTTATTTTGAAAGTTTAAGAAAGTACGTTTTT